CTACATTATATTTGTTATATGAGATTTCAGCAAATGTCAAATGGATGGCTGAAGCCTTGTATGTTTATTTGTCAATGGTAACTAGCCGTTAATGACGCCAGAGGAAAAAATTAGGGAGTATTTCAATACAGATTATTGGAAGAAGGTTAAAAAGCAGAATGAGAGTTTACAGAGTATCAAACATATATCACAAGGTCTACGAAGAAAGGTCTGAATTGCCTGAGGATCTGGTCGTTGTGCATAATTGGCGAGAAGCTAAAATCGGTGATTGGGTGGAAGCTGATGATAATTGCATCATTCAGATATTGAGAAAAGGCAAAATGAAGACTCCTCGTGGAAAGAAGAAGTTTAGAGAATATGTTGGTACGTGCGCGGGAACGTTCATATGCTCTCCAAAAGTTAAGATGGATACATCTAAACGGGAGAACATATGGACAATCTCGGGCAAAGACACAGAGCGCGTCATTTTAGAGCGTAAAGATTTAACTAAATGTGAAGTACTGTTCGTGCAGTATATGGCGGGGGGATTAAAGCCGAGAGATGCGTACCTTAGTGCATTTGATACTGATAATCCCCTTTATGCCAAAGAGCAATCAACGAAACTAGTTAAGACAGAAAGGATTCAAAAAGCTATGAAGGAAGAATTAAAGCCCGTCCTAGAAAAACTAGGGGTAGACGAGGAATACGTACTTGAACGGCTCAAAGCGGTTGTAGAGGGAACCGAAAAGGATGATACTAGATTGAAGGCTTTATTTAAGCTTTCAGATATTATGGACCTTGAGGATAAAACCCAAACCAAAGTAACCCAACTTACTGGGGCAGTCTTCAAGGGCTTTACCGAAGATCTACTAGACGGTGCTGAACGTCCCAAGGAAATCCCAGATAAGAATGGCTAATGTTAATTTTAAAAACGTATCCAAAGAGGAAGAAGCTCTTAAATTAGCATTTTCGGATCTTATTGCATTTGGTAAGCTTTTCTTACCAGAGGATTTTATGCGTTCAGAAACCCCTTGGTTTCATTATGAAGTGGCTGATGCAATTAATGACTTAGATTGCAGACAGCTAGCAATAGTATTGCCCAGGGGGCATGGAAAGACGGTAATGACGAAGTGTTCTATTTTGCATGACTTCTTATTTACTAAGGATCCGTTGTTTTACGGCTGGGTAGCAGCAAGTAGTAAAATATCGGTTCCGAATCTTGACTATATAAAGTATCATATTGAATTTAATGAAAAGGTAAAGTATTATTTTGGAGATTTAAAAGGAAGGAAATGGACAGAGGATGATATCGAACTTAAAAATGGCACTAAACTTATTTCTAAGTCTAATCTTTCTGGGATTAGAGGTGGTGCTAAGCTTCATAAGCGTTATGATCTTATCGTCTTGGATGATTTTGAAGATGAGAATAACACTATTACTCCTGAATCTAGAGCTAAAATATCGAACCTTGTCACGGCCGTCGTGTTTCCTGCATTGGAGCCGAAAACAGGACGGTTGAGAATCAATGGAACGCCAGTTCACTTTGATTCTTTTATTCAAAAAATATTGGTTGGTAATGAACAGGCACAAAAAGTAGGGGAAGATTATTCTTGGAAGGTGCTGACTTATAAAGCATTACAAGATGATGGTACTACGTTATGGCCTTCTTGGTTTGGCCATGAGGAAATGGAAAGAAAAAAGAAGTTTTATGCAGATTCTGGATCTCCTCAAAAATTTTATCAAGAGTATATGATGGAGGTGCAAAGTGAAGAAGATGCTATTTTCACTCGTGAACATATTAAGTACTGGGATGGCCAGTTTATTCACGATGATGAAACTGGAATCTCCAGCGTGGTTACGGAAACTGGGGATATTAAAGAAGTTAACGTTTTTGCAGGAGTTGACCCTGCTACGGATTCTATTCGTAGGGACGCTGATTATAGTGTTATTGTTATCATCGGTTGCGATACAGATAACAATATTTATGTTCTCGATTATTTTAGGAAGCGCTCTATACCTGTACTCGGTATTCCAGGATCCGATAAGAAGGGTATTGTTGATCATATGTTTCGGTATAATAACATATATCATCCGACCCTTTTTACAGTGGAAGACACGACTATGTCAAAGCCAATTTTTCAAACGCTTCGCGCAGAAATGATGAGGAAGAATGATTTTAGCCTCGCATTTAAAGAAGAAAAGCCAGGAACACGTATGAGTAAGCGCGATAGGATACAAGAAATTTTAGCCCAACGGTTTACCGTCGGGCAGATACATATAAAGAAAACGCACTACGATTTGCAGAGAGAAATAATTACATTTGGACCGCGGATGGCCCATGATGATACTATAGATGCATTAGCATATGCTTGTAAATTTGCTTATCCTCATGAAGAGGTTAAAAAAGATGATCAAGGCAGGTATGTTGTTAATCGTCCAAAAGCTAAAAGCTGGGTAACAGCATAGGACAGTCAAATGAATTATACATGTAGGAAATATATTATTTGGTTTATTAATTTTAGGGATTGTTAGATTTGGTGATAATATTACAGATTGCAAACCACAGGCGAACTACGCCTGTCCAAAAATATGTGATGTGGATCACAAACATTTACCGTTAACATCAGAGGAGTGTAAAGAACAATATGGCAAGAAAAAGCAAAAAAACAAAAGCAGAACAAATCAAAACTCTATTCGCAAGAGCGAATTGCGCCCAGAGGGTACAATGGCAGAAGATAAATCAGAAGGGATTTGATTTTGCAAATGATAATCAGTTAAGTCAGCAAGAGAAGACAACTTTAGAGGCACAAGGAATGCCTACATTTACTATCAATAGGATTGCTCCTGTTGTAGAAATGCTTACATACTATTCAACTGCTAATTCACCAAGATGGCAAGCTGTAGGAGCAGAAGGATCTGATTCAGATGTAGCGGCAGTATTTTCTGATATGGCTGATTATGTATGGCATCAATCTGATGGTACAGCATTGTATGCAAATACTATCCATGATTCTATTACTAAAGGTGTAGGATATTTAATGGTAAATACAGATCGTAATAAAGATAATGGTATGGGTGAGATTATTATTGAACAACCTGAACCTTTTGATTTATATGTAGATCCTAAATCAAGAGATATGTTATTTAGAGATGCTACTTTTATTATGATTAGAAAGATTTTACCTAAATCGCATTTATTAAAAATATACCCTGATGAAAAGCGTAAAATAAATAAGGCAGCAACCTTTACAGGTTCTGAATTTAATTATTCAGAGAGAGCTACTGATGATGAGCAAAAAGATTTTACTTATCAAGACGTTGTTGATGCTGTTACATCGGAAGGTGAAAAGGATGATTTAATAGAATATTTTGAAGTATGGGAAAAAATTAAAGTTCCTTTTGTTAACGTATTTATTAAAGTTCCACCTAAACCTGAAGAAATGCAAATGATTCAGCAAGAACTACAAAAAGCTATGAGAGATGCTCAAGCAGAATCTCAAGTCGCATTACAGGAACAGGCTCAGGAAATGCAAAAAGCAGTTCAAGCTGGAGATATGCTTCCTGCTAGAGCAGAATTGGAGATGAAAAGAGCTCAAGAAATGGCTCAAGAGCAATTGAAAGTTCAACAAGAAGAAATGCGAGCTCAATTACAGCAAGCACGTTCTACTACTGAAAATCAAATTGTTACAGAACAAGAATTTAAAGTATTAATGAAGGATGAAAATTTTGCAAGCATTGTAATAGAGCAAGTAAAATTCTTTGATAATAGAATTAAACAAACATGTGTTGCGGGTGACCAGGTTATTTATGAAAAAACTTTAGATATTAAAATTAAAGAATATCCTCTTGTACCATTTCATTTTAAATGGACAGGAACTCCGTATCCTATTTCTGCAGTTTCACCATTAATTGGTAAGCAGCAAGAAATAAATAAATCACATCAGTTATTAGTTCATAATGCTTCATTGGGGAGTAGCCTACGTTGGCTCTATGAAGAGGGCTCAATAAATACATCGTACTGGGAAGATTACTCCTCCGCTCCTGGTGCACTACTCCCCAAAAAACCTGGATTTGAATTTCCAACTCCAATACAGCCAATGCCATTATCTAATGCATTTTTTGGAATAGTACAAGAAGGTAAACAAGATGTTGAATATTTAGCTGGTATTTATTCAGCTATGCAAGGCGATACAGGATCACAGCATGAAACCTATAGAGGTATGTTAGCGTTAGATGAATATGGAACGAGACGTGTTAAGCAGTGGATGAATCATTGTATTGAGCCTTCTTTGCGACAACTTGGTAGAGTAATTAAAGAATATTCTCAAACTTTATATACTGCTCAGAAAGTATTTAGAATAGTACAGCCTACTGCATTACAAGAAGGTGGAAAGGAAGTTGCAATAAATGTTCCTATTTATAATGATATGGGCCAAGCTATCGGCAAATGGCGTGACTATCCTAGTGCTAAGTTTGATATTAGAATTGTAGCAGGTGCTACACTACCTATTAATAGATGGGCATATCTTGATGAATTGATGAAAATGTATGATCAAGGAATCATTGATGACATTGCTGTATTAGCTGAAACAGATATTAAAAATAAAGAGCAAATTGCCAAGAGGAAGAGTATTTATTCTCAAATGCAAAGCCAAATGGCTTCAATGGAAGAAGATCTTAAAGATAAGGAAGGCACTATTGAAACTCTTGAAAGACAGCTTGTTCAGGCAGGTATTAAAAATAAAATTATGCAAGGTACTACGGAAATTAAGAAACAGCAAACTGATGATAAGAAGGTTACAGATAAAGCCGTTCTTGACACTCAGGCTGAACAAAAACTACTTCGTAAAACCATGGATAAAGAATTTGACTTACAAAAAAGAGAGCTTGCTCTTGCAGAGAAAGAGAAAAAAGCTAACAGTAAGGCAAAAGAAACAGCAAATAAAAAATAAGTCTTGACTTGCTGTACCTGATGGTTACAACATTTGCAAAACTTATTACAACCAAATAAGGAGAAAATATGTCAGAAGTAAATTCCAGTGGTAACTTAAACAATGATGAAGTGTTTGACTCCACTGATGACTTTTTTGATAAACTAGACCAGAGCGTGGCAGGAGAAAATCCTGCGCAATCTGAAACTGTAATGGTAACCCAGAAAGCTAACGACTCCGAACAGGTAACTCGTGACCAGCAGACTGGCTCCAATAATGCAGGATGGGATGATGAGAACAACCCATACAAGCAAAAAGTGGTAGAACTAGAAAAGCGTTACGCTGATTCCAGTCGTGCTGGCCAAGCCAACTACAATAGACTGAAGGAAGTAGAGCCATTTTTGCCTGTTCTCGATGCAATGAAGAAAGATAGTGGATTAGTTGAGCATGTTAAAGATTACCTGGTAAGCGGTGGCACTCCAGCAAAAAGCGTGCAGGAAAAATTAGGTGTTGCTGAAGACTTCGAGTATGATGCAAATGAAGCAATGTCAGACCCTAATTCAGATTCTGCAAAAGTTTTTGGAGCTACCGTAGACAATGTAGTTCAACAAAGAGTAGGTCAGATCTTGGAAACTGAAAAGCAAAAAGCACAAGAAGTTCAAGCGCGTGTAGCGCAAAGAAATCAAGCTTTAGAGTTTCAGAAAAAGAAAGGACTAACCGATGCAGAAATGGGAGAGTTAATGGAATTTGCCAATAAAACTCCTATGACTCTGGACCATGTTTACACATTGAAAAATATGGGTAAACGTGATGCAAACATCGCAAACTCTACAAAAGAGGACATGATGAACCAGATGAAACAAGCTCAGAATATGCCACAATCTGCTTCTGGAGCCAATAGTCAGAATGCAAACATTAGCAAGGATGATCAGCTATTTGCATCTCTATTTGGTGACGACTTAGATAACGATAACTTGTTCGGATAGGCATAAAACTTTAAAAGTTTAACGTCTATCTTTGAACGCAATTAGGAGATAGACTCATGGCAGATTATGATGGAATAACCAGTCCAGCATATCAGACAGATAAGCCATGGTCGGTAGAGCATCCAGCGCAAAATCTTAACGTCCCTGACGTTGGGAGTACGTTTGGAACTAGCTTATCGACAGGCGATCTGCGTAGAAAGTATAACTTCGGTAATACTTTCACAACTCTCTCTGCAAAGAGGGATCCTTTCCTCCATCTACTGAATAGGATCAAGGGTGGAAAGGTTGCAACAGATGATCCTTTTTTCAAGTTCACAACTAAGCGTAACATTGGACCACAACATCGCTACGGCTATATTGTTGGTGCTGATGAAATCTCTGCTCTAACTGAGAGTCAATGGTCTGGTACTGGCTACAATAGTGGTACAGTAGACCTTGCTGCGAATGATTGGAGTGCGGGTGCTGCGACTACAGCTGAAATAGCTGTTGGCAAGATCTTAGTTTTGAAAATGGCTGGTGACTACCTATACGGTGGTAACCGACGTAACGCTTATGGCAATGCAACTCAATCAGTAATTGGTGGTGCTATTCAGCTTTTAGCTGATGACACTGCACCTCGTTCTTTCTTAAAAGATCAAGTAATTAAGATCAATATGAAGACATCAATTGCTGCTGAGAATAACTTTAAGACACAAGATTACATGCTGTGTCAAGTTGTGTATGAGCCTAAGTACGAAACAGATAATAAGTTCGCGCTTATATACGTAAGGATAATCAAAGCTGTAGCTAATACAACTACTCATAAATATATTGCTTCTCATAATAGTGGCGGTGTTTTATCTGGTAGTTTGGCTGACTATACGCCAACTGAATTAGAAGCAGCTAGATGTTATCCTGTAGGTACTGGATATAAAGAACTTTCTGGTTATGGAACAGGTTGGAAAGATCAACCCTGGTCAACAGACGCTGGAATGACTCAAATATTCAAGACTACAATGATGATGAGTAATCGTTCTCAAGCTACAGTTCTTAAATACGAACCTTCTGAATGGAGACGTGTTTGGGGATCTAAGCTTCAAGAACATGCTTGGGACATAGCGCAAACTGGTTATTTTGGCGTACAGAATAACGACACGACAAACAATATAACCTATACTCAAGGTGCTGTTGATTATATCATTAATAATGGTAATACATTCGCATGGTCAAGTACTTATACTACTGATGACTTTATGAATGATATGTCCATTTATAAAGATCCTCGTACAGACCTGGGTGGTCAAATTGCATACTTCTGTAATAGTGAAGTGTGGAACTGGATGCAAAAGCAAGGTGGATTTCTCAAGAATAATTCTGAGATGTCAACTAACTATGAGTTCCAGTTAACTGGTCGTGGAGTTGCTAAAGGCGTTCCGTTTAGTAAAATATCTACCGTATATGGTGATATGAACTTGGTACGTGACGTACATCTTGACGGTACTAACGTTAAGATATTAGCTGTTAACCTTAATGGATGCAGATATAGACCTCTTATTGGTAACGGTGTAAATCGTGACACTACAGTTTACGTTGGTGTAAAAACTATCGAAAACTCTGGTGAGGACTATAGAGTAGACCTAATTCAGACAGACGCAGGGTTTGAGTTCAGTCAACCTGAAACTCATGCCATCTGGCTGTAAGGGGGTACATTATGGCTAAATACTGGGTAGCAAACAATCCAAACGCAGAAATCAATGATGCAAAAGCTCAAAAGCTTGCTGAATTATCAGCTACTACTATTACAGTAGCAGAGCTAAATAATTTAGATGAATCTGCTGTACAACAAGAAAGCATTCCAGCTGGTGGTGGTGCTTTAAGTATAACAGCTAAATTATCTTTATTAGATAACGCTCCAAGTGGTGCAAAAGCAATTACACTTGCTGTGCCTACTGCTGCTGAAAGTGGTAATATCAAAGTAATACAAGCTGCAGCAACATTGAGTGGTACAAATAAGTTCACTCTAGATAGCGCTAATACGTTAACTGGAGCTGGTACTTATACCTTTGATGCGGACGATGAGTATTTAGTGCTTCTAGCTATGCAGGATAAATGGTTAGAAATATCTAAAACATGTACTCACGCATAGGGTTGCATAATAGCTACTAATCAACTGAGTGAAAGGCTCTCGTTTGACTCCTTCGTGGTTGCTGACGAGGGCCTCGATCTCTTAAAAAGGATTTTAAATGAACTTTCTTGAACAGATTAAAGGAATAACACAAATAGATGTTGAATCTAGCACAAATAACATTACCACAGCGCAATTAGATCAATTCTTAAAAGAAGGTGTTAAAGATGTTCAGGATCGCTTAATTAGAGGTAATGACAAAGCAGCCAGTCAATTTACAACCAATGTAACACATAATTCTTCATCTGGAATACCTACACTTGGTGGTCAGGTTATTTCTGTTATGAGGGCAACTACTGCGTCAGGAGATTTAGCATTTAGACCATGTTATGAAATTAATCCTAATGAAAGATTTTTAGCAGCTGATAGAGATAGTCTTGCATATAGAAGTAAGTTTAATGCAGGCTACTATATGCTGGATGGATTGATCCATGTAGTTCCACAAGGAAGTGGAGCTCCAGAAGATACTATTAAGGTTACATATGTAGACTATCCAACACCTGTTCATACAGATCAGCATATTGGAAATAGTTATGCTATTGCATCAGATGTAACTGCAACGGATACAGACCCTACAGTATTTACTGCAACATCACATCCATTTATGAATGGTGATATTGTTTATTGTACTAATTTTACTCAAATGGTTGAATTAAATGGTTTGATGTTAAAAGTAGAAAATACTACTGCAAATACATTTGAACTATCTGGAATTAATGCTTCTCCTGCTGAAACAAGTATTGCTACTGATAGAGGTGGCACAATAGAAAAGTTATCATCTACATTTCCAGATCAATATGAGAGGCTAGTAGTTCTTTTTGCATGTATGAGATGTTTAGAATCTATAATGACAGAAAAGACTATGCCTGCGGCTATAGATATAACAAGTTTGACAATTCCTCCTGTTCCGACTCAACCTCTTTTTGATTCAGATGATGCTAGTTTGCAGAATGCAGTAGATAAAGTATTTGTTACTTTAAGTGGGAATCCTCCTAAGTTTAATATTAATAATACTAAATTAGTTAATGTTGGTCTTGAAACATTTTCTAGCTTTAGTTCTTTTACTAAATTAGCACCATCTATTTTTGATGTTCCTCAACCTTTAGCATATCCAAATATAGCAATATCATTTGATGCACCAATTAGTACCGCTGTATCATGGTCGGATGCTACTATAAATAAATTACAGCAAAAAATTGCAGCTTTAAATACTTATACTAGCTTAACATATAATGAATCTGATTATAGTTTTGAATTAGAGCCTTGGACCTTTACTGAATCTCCTGATTTTAGTCATATATCAGTTCCTAATTTTCTATCAGTTCAGCCATATATTGCAGATTATGAAGGATTAGTCTCTGAATTACCTGTTCCTTGGAATCCAGGAACAGATGTTGCAACTGGTAAAGATGCTACTGATAATGCTACAGTAGATTATAATGAGGCAGTTGGCCAGCAACTTAATTGGACAGCTTTTAATGCTGCTCTTGCTGAAGATGATTTTGATAAAGCTACTGCAGAATTGACAAAAATTACTCAAATGGTTACTTTAAGAGAAGGTCAATTCACCAAGCAAATGGAAGTTTATAAAGAAAAGGTAACTAGACTTTCAGACAAGCTTACAAATGTAACTGAAAAGGAATGGCAATCAGCTATGGCAGTATATCAACATGAGGTTGCTCAGTATACTTTAGATGTTCAAAATGTATTTACGAAATGGACTCATGATATGAATCGTGAAAGTCAGAAATTTACACAAATTAACTCTAATAAATTAAGTAAAGCTACTCACGATATGACAAATGGCTTAAATGAGTATAATAGAAAAAAAGCTTTATTAGATGCTGATATAGCAGCTTTAAATACAGATTTGCAAAATGCTTTTAATAAAGCAGTTAAGGATGCTGAATTAGAAGATAATATGGAAATTCAAAATGCTGTTAATGCTGCAAAAAGAGATTTAGATCAATATCAACAAGATTTGAAAAAATATGAAGTATCTGTAACTCGATATAATTCTGATGTTACATCTGCTCTTGATAGTTATAAAGCCGACTTAACAAAAGAGTTAGATGCATGGAAAACTCATATGAATAATATTTCAGGTGCTCATAAAGATGATATTGCCCAGGCAAAGAATATATTTGACGCTGAAAATGCGGAGTATCAGGCTTCAATTCAAAAAGACCTACAAGAGGTTCAGCAAAATGCTGAGGCTGCAATACAGAAAATGGATCTTTCTACAAATGTAGATCTTCAGAATAAAGCTCAAAAATTACAAGCATCTATTCAGAAGTTTCAAGGAGATGTAGATTTATATGTATCTCAATTTACAGGCTATAAAGAGCAAGTAGCTGCACTTTCTACCGTCTTTGCATCTGGCTCTCAAAAAGCAGAAACAGAGTATAACTGGTTAATGAATACTTACAATCAATTAAAAGCCGAGTATAATGAGAATCTAGGCATGGCTCCACAAGCTCCACAAGAAAAGGCTGGAGCTTAATGAGTACAACAAGTCAAAGAATAAGATTTAGAAATAAAGTTCGACCTCTTGAACGGCAGAATATAGAAGGAAGATGGTGGGCAGATAGCGATGTAGGTGCTTCTTTTTTAAAAGCAGAAGGTACAATTAACTTACAGTCAGATACTTTAGAGTATGGAAGACTTACTCAAAATAAAATATTTCCTGTATTAGGTGGCAATGGAGGGGTATTGTTTATTAAATGCAATACTATTGACGAAACTCCTACAGATGATGAACCTACTGTCTATGTAACATTAGATTCTGGCCAAAGCGTTGGAAAGATGAAATTATTAATAGGTGAAGCTGTATTTCTTGACTTAACAGCAGGAGCTACTGCAGCTATTACAATAAGTGATCCAGATATGATATCTGTTGAATATTTAAAAGGAGAAAGGAGTTAAAATGCCAAAAGGTAAAGGAACATACGGAAAACAGGTTGGAAGACCGCCTAAGAAAACTAAAAAAGCCAAAAAGAAAAAATATTAGGAGATAATAATGGCAAAGAATATGAAAACAAGTTATGCGGTCTCTGTAACTCCAAAAGTTACAATTGACGCATCTGCGGGAGAACATTTACAATTTACTGTAATGCATGAAGATATACGTACAAGTATTGGTGGTAGTGGAGATGTAAGTAGCACTACTAATGATCTTACAATCAATAGTGCACAATGGGCAAATGGAGTACATACATATCAAACTTCAAATGCATTAGTTATTGATTGTGCTGGTTCTTCTACTAATGCAGACATGGTAGTTATTAAACATAGTGGATTTTTATATGATGCTGCGCAAACATCTAATAAAAGCTCTACAGCATCTGCTAGTACAGATTTAGTTCATGTGCAAGATAATGCTACTTCAAATCAAATAGCAACTATTGGAAATAATGAGGCAATTGTAATCCCTAGGCCAACTCGTGATTTAAAATTAGTAAGCGCTACAGCGAATCATGTAGCTGTAGAGGTAACT